TTACGGATATCCATATACACTAGGTGCGTGGTGTAATTCACGTTTAAAAATGGAACCGATACGCAAATATTACAAAAGCATAAAAGAACCATACAAAGTGTATGTTGGAATAGCTTATGATGAACCAAAACGATATGAAAGGTTAGACCACGATAAAGAGATAGCATTATTATACGATTTAAAGATAACCGAAAAAGAAGCAATGGAAATATGCAAAAAGAATGACTTGTTAAGTCCAATATACGAGGATAGTTTTAGAGGCGGTTGTTGGTTTTGCGTAAAGCAAAGTATAAAACAAATAGAACAACTATATAATACTTATCCAGAACTATTTAATACATTATTGGAAATGGAAAAAGATAGTCACAACACATTCAAGATAGATTATAGCTTATCAGATTTAAAGGTAAGGTTTGAACATAAAAATAAACAAATAAAGATAGGTGAGGTAAATGGCGAATGAGGAAAACTTAATACCAAATAGTAAACGAAGCCCGAGTGAAGTTAGAGAGAATGGCAGAAAAGGTGGCATTAAAAGTGGCGAAGTTAGACGTGAAAAGAAACTTTGGAAAGATGAAATAATGAAACGCCTAGGAGAGAATGATTGGAATGAGATTATTGACAACTTAAAAGAGAGAGCCAAAAAGAACTCAAAGGACTTTGAAGTATTAAGGGATACTATGGGGCAGAAACCAACCGATAATATAGCAATAGAAGAAACAAAATCACCAATATTCAATATAGAAGTAACAGATAATAGTAAATTAGAAAAGAAATTCAAAGAGTATGAAGCTAACACCAAAACAGACTAAACTATTACAATGTATCACAGAGCCTAAACCTAGCGAGATATACGTACAAGGTAGCGTACAAAGTGGTAAGACATTCGTAATAGCGTTATCGATTATAAAGTACACACAAGAGTTATACGAATATGATCCAGACACAAAGTACAATGGTGCAATAGTAGGTTGGGATTTAGACACAATCAAAGGTAACATAGTAGAGCCATTACAAAACTTTATGGAAGAACTAGGCTACAAAAAAGGTATAAACTACGAGCTAAAGTTCGGTGGCAACGATAAGTATTTTGAGTTTAGGAATGTAAGATACTACTTTTTTGGTTTTAATACTAAACTATCATTCAATAAAGTATTAGGTAGACCTTTACTATTTGTATGGATAGATGAAAGCGCAAGAATATACTCAAATAGTACATTACAACAAAGTTTTGATGAGTTTCCAGGTAGACAATTAAGTTACGTGGGACACCCATACAAACGTACAATACATTCATTCAATGTAGAGGGTAACGAAAATCACCCATACAAAAAGAAGTATTTAGACAATAACCCAGAAGCAATACAATTCAAGTTTTATCCAATAGATAACCCACAAATAGACACAGAGGAAAAGATAGACGAAGTAATCAATCTATTTCCACCAGGCAGTCTACAAGAACAAAAGATATTCAACAAATGGGTAGTATCAGAAGGTAGAGTATTTAGTACACTAAATGTAATCAGTAACCTAGATAACTTAATCATAAAAGAGATTGGTATAGGTTGCGACTATGGTTCAGTAAACCCTACTACATTCGTGCCACACGCATTATGTTTTGATACAATCGAGCGTAGGTGGAAAATAGTACGACTAGGTGTATACTATCACGATCCAGGAATAAACGGAGAAAAGCCGACAACTGCGTTCTATGTAGAACAATTTAAGTGTTTTATAAGTTATCTACGAGATAAATACAAAGGTATAGATATAACGTGTAACGTAATAGATAGTGAAGCAACACATTACGCCAATGCTTTATACAATGCTAACGTAGATTATACACTAGCAACAAAAGGACCAGGAAGTGTAGACAGAGGAGTACAACAATTACAATCACTAATTTACAAGAAAGTCTATTACATACTAAAAGAAAATTCGATAGATTATTTTGACATAGATAAAAAGCCAATAATGAGTAGTGTAGACGAAAGCTTATTAGAGTTTGAGGGATACCAATACGATACAATCAAGTCACTAAATACAGGTACTAACTGCTACAAAAAAGACAAAGACCATTCTGTCGACGCTTCACGTTATCTCATAGATGAATGGCAACGTATAGGCAAATGTCCAGTAATATAGGAGAATATATGGAAATTAGATGTACAAAAGCGTTTCACTTTAAGATTAATATAGAAGAATACATAGCAGATTTAGAAAAGCTAGGAATAGAACAACAAACACCTTTGATAATATCCGTTCCGTGTGCTAGATGTAAAGCAATAGAAACATACGAAATCTATAAGGATAGATATTATTTTAAGAGTCAACCAAAATAAGTTATTAAAATTTTAAAATATAAAATGCAAGAAAGTATCATTTAAGTACGAAGAAGCATATAAACGATAGGTTTATGTGCTTTTTTTATTGGGAGGAATTATGAAAATACACTTGTTTTTTTGCGGTAGAAAAGTAAAGACAATCAATCACAAAGAACCAGTTAGCAACTGGAATGAAGTAATCAAGAAAAACTACAAAGTTACGATTATAGGACATAAAGATATATTTAGAAAGTTTATTGTGACCGTGTACTTAACACCGACAAAGTTGTTATCAGATCCAACCGATAAAGAAGTAAACCTAAATTGTGAATTATACGGAGGTGCAAATATTGAGTAGTTTAAGAGAATTTAGACCATTACAAGCGCCATTCATAAAAGTAGAGGCGGAAGTCGTACTAAATGGTATTACTAATGGCAAAAACAATCTAAAGAAAGTAAAGGAAAAGACTTATAAAGTATCACCACCAGCCAAAAAGATAGCTACTTATGTAGTAAATCAAATCTTTGGTAGTGATTTAGTTACAAACATACCAGACGGCATAAATTGGTTAATGCCAAGTCTACGTGAAGCACTAGAAACAGGTGTGTATTGTAAAGAAGCGTTCATATATCTACACAAGTTTGAAAACAAAGTGTATTTAGAAACAATCAAACCAAATCAAGTATTCGATTTAAAGCAGAAGTTCGACAAAGTATATAGTTGTACGTTAATTGAAGAAGAAGGCAATCTATCATTACACAGACATATAGAAATGGAAAACGGCAAATCATATCTAACCTTTAGAGCCTTTGAAACGGATAGAAACGGAAAAGAAACCGAGATAACTTTAGGTAAGTACAATTCGATAATGGGTACAGAGTACCAATCTAAGTACATACTACCTTATGAAGTGCTAATCAATATAGATTTTGGGCAAGACTTTTTTAGAGATAGCAAGAAACTATTACTTGAAGCAATGAGAATAATGGACATATTAAATGACGAGCTAGAAAAGACACGTACAAGAATAGCAACTACACAACACTATCAAACAAGTAACATAGTTACAGAGTGGCAACCTAACACTAACTTTAATGTAAATCAATTAAGTGTAGGTGATTTAAAAGACTACTTCGTACTAATGCCAGGCGACAAAGAACATCAGTTATTCCAATTTATGCAGGGTGATATAAGAAACCAAAACTATGTAGATACTTATAAGTTCTATGACTATCAGATAATACAAATGGCAGGATTAAGCCCAGCAAGTTTTGGATATGAAAAAGACGCATACCAAAACACCGCAACGATAGACCTTAACGCCAACGCGAGTGAAATGACAATAGAAGCAATGAAAACACAAATAGAGCCACAAATCAATCGTTTACTAGAAAACATAAACAAATTACAAGTATCAAACGGAATAACCGAAAACGTAATACCAGATAAAGTTCAATGGAACTATGGATCAAACGAGAGAATAGACGATTGGGACAAAGTTGAAATAATCAGAGATATACAACGTGTTGCAAGTATACCTTATTCAACTAGAGCCGAGATACTAGCACCGCTAATCAATAAGCTAATGGATACCAACGTAGAAGCTAAAGACTTAATAGCAGAGCATAAAAACGAAATAGGAGATATCAAGATAGACTATGGCGAAATATAACATATACGGCCACGTATTATATAGCGAAATTGAATACGAAAAGCTAATGTATATGACGGAAAAAATCTTTATCCAATCACTAATGAATAGGATACCAACGATAACGGAATGGATAGAGAATATATGGGATAACATAGACCACGAGTATATGATAACCACTTTAGAAGAAATCAAGAAAGACATAATAAGGCAAGATAGCCAGTTGTACATAAATTTTAAAAGGACAGGAATAGACGTAGGAAAAGCTACAAGCGTAATAGACGACATACTAAAAGACACAGATAAGTTAAAAGATAAATTTAGAATAGAAAACATAGATAGATTTAAGCAAGTAGAACATCAGTATAGTACACATATCGCTAGAGTCTATAAAGAACGTGTAGAAACAATCGACAATATGGACGAGCTAACATACTTAACAAAACAAGTTGAGAACTTTCACAAGATAGAAGAAACAATACCATATAGCAATCGAAGTGTAACACCTAGCACTTATCTATCAATGTTATACAACGTAAATCTAACTAGAACAGGTTGGAACCAAACATTTAAAGACGCAGAATACTTTGAAAAAGACATAACTAAATTAGAATATCACCCTTTGAGTTGTCCAAAATGTGCGCCAATGCAAGAGAGACTATATTCAATAAGTGGCAAGTCAAAAATCTATCCTAGCATACAAGAAGCGTTCGAAAATGGCGTAGGACACCCAAATTGTAAATGCCAATGGAGTATTTATTGGAGTAAAGAACAAATGCAACCACTACCATACGAAAGAACAACGGAAGAAGATTATAAGCTAGACCAGAAACGAAAAGCAACGGAACGAGAACTACGTAGGGCAGAAAATGACTTGTCAATGTATCAGATGATA